CAAAGAGCATCCTTCAAATTCAAGGTACTATACGCGACGCTGACCGCGTTCGCCAAATTGGCCAACAGTTCGACGCTCGTTACGCTGGGGATAACGCCGGAGGTACGGCGGTACTTACCGAAGGTGCGGAGTACAAGCCCGTGGCTATGAGTATGCGCGAAAGCCAGTTCCTAGAAACGCTGCGCTTTGGTGTAGAGGAAATTTGCCGCCTTTACAAGGTGCCACCACATAAGGTAGGCCATATGGAAGGGGCCGGCTATTCAAATAGTATTGAGGCACAAAACGCCCAGTTCGTTACTGACTGCATTCGCCCGTTAGTAGAACTTATCGAAATGGAATTTACGGCGAAGGTTCTTAACGGGAACCGCCGCTTTAACTTGGATATGCGCGCGCTTATGCGTGGCGACATCATGACCCAGGTACAACGTAACGTAAGTTACTGGAATATCGGGGTAATGAGCGCCAACGAGATCCGTAAGGAAGAGGGCTTGGCCCCAATTCCCGACGGGGACGTATATAATAAGCCTATGCACATGAGCCCACAAAACGACGTAAACAATGGACAACAAGGAGACACGCAGCCTACCGCTGCCGAATGATGGAGAAGGACGAAACGTTAGCGGATACGCCGCAAACTTTCGAGAATATGATATGGGTTCTTTTAGGGAACGCATCGAGCGTTCAGCCTTCGATAACTTGGACGCTTACGACATCCATGCTTTATACAACCACGATTACGACAAGGTACTGGCCCGAAGAAATAAAGGTAAAGGAACCCTAGAACTTACGACCGACGAAACGGGGTTAAAGTTCGGTTTCGAACTTCCCGACACCGCGACGGGTAACGAAGTACGTACACTTGTAGGACGTGGGGACGTAGACCAGGCAAGCTGGGCATTCACCGTAAAGAGCGAAGAATGGCTAGACGTACGCAGCGAAAAACCATTACGCGTTATTAAAGAGGTAGGCGAAATTTACGATATTAGCCTTACGCCCCGTGGCGCAAACCCTACTACTTCCGTAGCTCTTCGCAGCTTGGAGGCAGCACAACAAGAATATAAAGAACCCGAACTGGCGGAACCAGTAATTGAAACAAAACCCGAAAACGTGGAAAACGTAGAAAACACCGAGGAACGCGCTGCAAATTTCGTAGACGCATCCGCAGTTCAGGGCAAGCTCTCTAGATCCGAAGAGCGCGACCTGGCTAAATTCAATATCGTTAAGGCTATCAACGAAGCCCGTAACGGTAAACTTACTGGCGTAGAAGCCGAAGTAAACCAGGAAGGTATTAACGAAAAGCGCAAGCTCAACCAAGACTACCGCGACTCTCACGCAGTAAACTTGCCCGAGTTCCTTTTCAAGCGTACCCAAACTGCCGGAGGTGCTACCACCGGTTCCGACTTGGTATTCACCGAGCCTGGCCGTTACGTAGACTTCTTGTACCCCAATACGCCTATGCTCAACCTTTGCAGCGTAGCCGATAACTTGGTAGGTAACGTAGACTTCCCCAAGCAGACTTCTAGCTACTCTTTGAACTGGCAGACTGAAACGGGAACCGATAGCGCACAAGACATCAACTTCGACAAAGTAACTATGTCGCCCAAGCGTGCCGTAATTACTGCGTCTATGAGCAACCAACTGTTGCGCCAAGAGTATAGCCGCGGCATCGAGCAGCGCATTATTGGCCAGCTCAACTTGTCATTCAACAAAGGTTTAGAGAACGCAGTACTTAACGGTACTGGTGCATCTAACCAACCTTCCGGCATCTATACCGAATTGGCTGGCCAGGCTTTGACCTTGGGCGCTATTTCTTTCGATGACTTGGTAGACATGGAAGCAGCTTTGGCAGCTGCCGACGCTTTGGACGGACGTTTGGCTTACGTTACTCACCCTAACGTAGTGGCTAAATTGAAGAAAACCAAGGTAGACGCCGGTAGCGGACGTTTCTTGGTAGAAGGTATGCTAGACCCAGTTAAGACGGCTAACGGCTACAACATCTACAACACGACCCTTTCAAAGAAGACCAGCGGAACGCCCGACACCTACGGCATTTTGTTCGGTAACTTCAGCGACGTGCAGATTGGTTTTTGGGGTGGTGCTACTCTTATGGTAGACCCTTACACTAACATGAAGTCTTCAATCGTAGAAGTATACGTAGAGCGCTTTATGGACGTAGCAGTATTGCGCGACGCTTCCTTTGCTTTGGCAACCGACGTTACCATTTAAAATGGCAAATAGCATTACATATACACCGCAAGCCATCGACCTAGCCGGGCTTAAGTCCTTTTGCCGGGTAGATGGTAGCGACGACGATAACCTTTTAACGTTCCTTTATGAGGCAGCGTGCGAAGAGGCTTTGTCTTACGCGCACGTGGTGGTAGGTAGTGCAGACATTACCAGCGACACAGTATGGGCAAGCTCTTACGAGCTTCCCTACTGGCCGCTAGGTAGCGTTACTTCCGTTACGGTTTACGTAGAGGGAGTAGCAACCGCCGACACCGAGTACGAACTACTCGACGGCGTTATTAGCCCTTCTATTGGCGAAGAGGGCGACCGTATGGTTATCGTCTATACGGCTGGCTATGCCGCAGCGCCTAAAGACTTAATACACGCTATTTACCAGCGTGTGAAATTCGGGTACGACTTCGGCGACGATATGCCCTACAACGTCGGCCCGCGTTTCTTTGATCGTATCGTATTCCGTTACCGTAGGAATTTTGCATGACCCTAGACCGACGCGTAACCCTATACGAACCAACCACCAGCGTAAACGCTAGCGGCCAGGTTAAGCGCAGTTTTGCTAGCGCCGGGGAGTTCTACGCCCAGGAAGTTATACCAGGTATTGAGGTAGCCGGCAGCGAAGCGCTGGTTAACGATCAAATGCAAAGCCAATACACGGTTAACTGGCGTTTGCGTTACCAAACCGCAGTTACCGCAGAATGGAAGCTAGGTTACGGAGGTAAGTACTACGACATTATCAGCGTCGCCCCGGAGGGCCGCAAGCGCTATATTTTGGTAAAGACTAAATTGCGCGATAATGGCACGCTCTAAAGTATACCTACGCAGCCAGTCGGGACGTACCGAGAGCTTTGAAGAGTTCCGGCAACGTCTACGCAAATTAGGCACCAGCGAAACTATGCGTTTTCGTGAGGTGCGTAATTTACTTTTAAAAGAGGCGCAGCCCCTAGTTACGGAGGCACGCCGCCAGGCTTACGCAGATAGCCAAGAGCCAAAAGGCATTCGCATGAAAAGCCGCAGCGCTTTAGGTGCTAAATTCTATAACCTTTATGGGTCTATAAATAAATGGGCCAACAAGGGTACTACTAAAGCCTACGTAGTGGTAGGCTTACGCGGTAGCCGAAAGCAAGGCGCCTACTATGCGCCCTGGCAGCTATTCGGAGGTACCGAAAAGAACTTCAAGCCGAAGGACTTTATCGGCCTAGCCGTAGATAACACCGACGTAGTAAAACGCGCTCAAAAGATGATGCAAAAGCACATCCAAAAACGCATAACTTCGGTGCTACGATGAACTACCTACAATACGTATACGACGCGGTAAACTCTGCCACTACGGAAGACGTTTACGCGTTAGCAGCACCCCAAGGTACCACGGCCGACCATATCGTAATAACGATCCAATCGGTTGACATTACCGAAAACAAAGACTTACAAGCTAGCGAAACTATTACCGCTACGCTCTTCTTCCATTACGCAGACGCAGACGCGGCCCAGGCCGAGTTATCAGTTATACGGGATTACATTAAAACGGACGTAGACTACATTACCGCCACACTAGACGGTATACAGTTCTTCTACGACGACGTTAACGAACGCGTACTACTAGCAGCAGATTTTCTTTTCATCCTTAATACTTAATTGTATGGCATCTTTATCAGGCGGCGAGATCCGCGTATTACTCTCAACCGACGGCGGTACCACTTACAAAGGCTTTGCTTTAGAAAGCGACTGCTCTTTTGAAATGAACGCTGAAACCCGCGAGGTTACCAGCAAAGACGACGCGGTATACCGTTCCTACGTTACTAGCGCCAAGAACTGGACTATTAGCGGAAACGCTTTGTTTGGCGACGACGCAGCCAGCAACTGGAACCCCGACGACCTTTACGCCTCTATCGGCGCGGAGGTAGATATTAAGATTACGCAATGTGCAGCCGGTACGGTTACACCAGCCACGGGCGAAACGAAGATTGAAGGTAACGCGATCCTTACGCAGCTTTCAGCCTCTTTCCCCGACAAAGACAACGGTACCTACTCCTTCTCTTTGCAAGGCACGGGCGCTTGGACAATCGGAACT